ACGGGGATCATGATGACTTGGTCGATTCTACGACTCAAGCAATCATGCGATTCAGACAGGGAGGATTATTACAACACCCTGAAGACTACATAGACGAGCCACAACAGGAACGTAAAAGGAATTATTATTAATGATAAGATTTGGAATGAAGTTACCAGAAATTTTTAATCAATTGGTTAGAGGTTATCAAAAAGTTAGAGGTCAAAAGCCAGAGGGCCTAGATCTTATAAAAATTAAACAAGAAGCAATGCAAAAATTTCAAGACATGAGAAAAGTCTTGGACATGCAGGGTAAAGCACTTGATACAAGTAAACCTATCATTGGCGGTACACAACAAGGCAATGCTATTAAATCAGGAATCATGAAAGCAACAGGTGCTGGACCAGAAGTAGTTGAAGGTATTAATCCTAAGTTTATAGATTTTACAATCAACAGTTTTAAAAACATGGACGGAATCAAAGTCATGAAAGAAGGAAACAAAGTTATTAAAAGAGAAGGTCCATACAAAGATTTAACCAAGAACGATGCTAAAAGAATTCTAGACGCAGTCGATGACAAGATGAAAAATATAGATATGGACCCAGAAGATATGTATGCAACAGGTGGACGTGCAGGTTTTAAAGATGGTGAAGGTATTATGCAGATGGCTTCAGCACCAGATCCAATGGATGAGAGAAATAGCATGATGGAAACTATTGCCATGGAAGAATTTGGTAAACCTTTATCAGATTTAAGTGAAGATGAAATAATTCAAATAGAACTGTTTATGGAAGAAATGTCTAAAAGAAAAAATGAACCAAGAAACATGAATATGGCTTCTAATGATATGAACGAAAGATTGTTAGAAAAAATTTTTGATGATCTTTTAGAGCAAGGTACAGATCCAAAAGATGCTGAAATAAAAGCTAGAGAAATTTTTAATGAAATGGGAGATACGTCTTCAATGCCTGATAGAGGAGCACCTTCAATTAAATTAGCAGACGGTGGTATAACTCGTATCGGTTTAAAAAAAGGCAGCGGGTTTTTTAGATCATTATTACCTTTTAGTGGTGATAATAAATATTCAAAACAATTAGAAGGAATTATTTATGGGTCAGAGGGAATATCTGAAGGTTTAAGTTTACTTTCAAATATTGGATTGTTTGCAGATGGTGGACGTATCGGATACAAGGACGGACCAAAAGATCCTAGAAGAAGAGGCTTTATGAAAGCAGCTGTTGGAGTTGCATCTATGTTACCATTTGGAATCGGTAAAGGAATTAAAATGGCAAAACCTGCAATTGAAAGAGGTGCCGAGATTGCAGCACCAGCGTTAGCTAAACTTGTAGAGACTGTAATGTCTCTTGGTAAAACTATTTCACAATCAGGTAAAAGAGTAAAAGAAATGGTAACTAAAAAAAAATTAGGGAAAGTAGAAGTTGAAGAAGATATTCAAGATGCAAGTTACATTATTAAAAAAGACGGAAAAGAAATTTACTTTAAACCTGGAAGACGAGATGAAATGGGTATTGATGATGACATTATAGAAGTTATTGAAGAGACAGTCACTAAAAAAGCTAGCGGCGGTGTTGCTAGATTGTTAGGTGAGTAATGGAAGACCTTCTTTCATCAATTAGAAAACTTCAAGAATTATACGATGATCCAGATATCGTAACTACAGCAGACAGAATCAAAATACCAGAACCTAAAGAAGCAGTTAGAGACATAGAACTTGTTAATGACTTTATGAAACGTAATCCACGAGCTGATGGTGGACGGATTGGTTTGAAGAATGGAGATGCTCCAGTTATAACTATTGACGATAAAATAGATGAGATGATTTCTTTTTACCAAGATTATTTAAAACAAGGAGGCAAGATGAATTTTCAAACCTTCTCTAAAAAATATATACCAGAGAATTTTGCCAATGGCGGACGAACTGGTTATAATACAGCAGGATTAGTTTTTGATATAGGAACTGCAGGAATTAAAAAAGCTATTCCATTTGTAAAAAAAAAACTAGGTGAAATACTACCTTATGGTGGTTCTACAAAAGGTATAGGAACATCTACTCCTAAAGCAGATGTAATGCCTGAAAGAAATTTTTCAGAAGCTTTTATACAATTAAAAGATAAATATTTCGGAGGAAACTTTACTAAAGCCTCTCAAGCATTAGGTCAAAATAGGAATAAAATTAAAGGTATATTTGATAGATTAAGACAAAGAGATACTGGTACACGTGCAGGTGCAGATGTCGGTAAATCCCCTAAAATGACTTCTACAGTTGCCGTAACAAAAGATGCAATGCCTTACCCTAATGTAACAACTCTTATGAAATATAAACCGGAAGTATTTAAAAATTTATTAAAATCAAAAGATGAATATTTAAACCAAGAATCTTTAGGTAATTATTTAAAAATGGCTTTTGAAAAAAACCCTGCAGGGGTAAAAACTAAGTTAGGTAAAACTCAGTATGATGCGTTTGGAAATAGATTGAGAGGTCTTGAAGTACCAACAAAAACTAACCCAGGGGGTGAAAAAACTTATAGTGTTAATCAAACAATTAAAAAAATGTTAGAAGGAAGTAAGTTTAAACGTGTTAAAGGTGATGTAAAACAATTTAGAGACGATGCTAGAGAAAAAATTGAAAGAGCAATAGACCCTGAATTATTTAAATTTAGAAGTGGTTTACCGGGAAGAGTTGCCAATCTTTCTAAAAGAGAAGGTGTAAATATTCCAGGCGTTCAGGCTGTGGATGATGTAGGACATCCTTTTTCTATATCGGAATCTACAAAATTTAAAAATTTATTTAAAGATTCCAATATTAACAAATTAAATACTTTAGTTTATCAAGATAAGTTTTTAAACCAAAGTATATTTAAAATGACAGGGTATGAAAAAAATTATGTAAGTATGTTTAAATCTCTTGAAAAATTAAGAAATAAACCTGTTACTAAAGAAACACAAAAACAATTATTAGAAATAAAAGATAAAATGAATAATAATTATAACTACGTAATTAGTATTGTATCTGACCCTAAAAAAGTTAAGTATGTAATTAATAAAGATGGTAGAAAAATTAGTAACAGTTATGCAAAATATTTATCAGGTCAAACAGATCGTATTCAAAAAATAGATATTAACATTCCAAAGATAGGTGAAAAATTTCAATCTAAAGATCTTTTTGTAGATATGTCTAAAGTAAACCCAAATTATATAATGGGTTATGTTAATAAAATTAATCCTAATGCTAAAACTTTAAAAGATCTATCTATGTCTGAAAGAGCAATATTTGAAGCTAATGCTAAATCACAAAATGCAGATATTGTTGCAGACTTTTATAAAAAAGCTAAGTTCGCAGCAGATGACATTGAAGATTTAAGAGAAAGCATCTCATACGATTTTGCAAAAGGAGGGCCAGTCAACATAGATTTAAGTTTTTTTGCAGGAGGAGGTATTGCAAAAGAAGCAGGAGATAGATCAGGACCACCACCAGAATCAGGACCAACACCTCAAGGGTTGCATGGTCTATTAAAACGTGTTAAGAAGGTATAGGAGTAATAAATGGCAGATATAGATAAAGGACTCCCTAACACTAGAACTAAAATTGACATCCCTTCAGATGAAGAGATGGCAGAAGAAGTTAGTGTTCAGGAAGAAACAGAAGATCAAAAAGGACCAGTTGAAGTTATCCCTGAAGAAGACGGTGGAGCAACAATCGATTACGACCCAGGTGCAATAAATGTTCCTGGAACAGAATCACACTTTGATAACTTAGCAGAAATTTTACCAGAAGAAAGTATTGAACCTATTGGAAGCGATATGGTTCAAAACTACATGGACTACAAATCTTCAAGAAAAGATTGGGAAAGTGCTTACACAAGCGGTCTTGATCTTTTAGGATTTAAATACGAAAACAGAACAGAACCTTTTCAAGGAGCTTCAGGTGCAACACACCCGGTTCTAGCAGAAGCGGTTACACAGTTTCAAGCTCAGGCTTACAAAGAATTATTACCATCAGATGGACCAGTTAGAACTCAAGTAATTGGTGTCAAGAACCCACAAACAGAACAACAAGCAGGTCGTGTTAAAGATTACATGAATTATTTAATCATGGACACTATGAAAGAGTATGAGTCTGAATTTGATTCTATGTTATTTCATTTACCACTTGCAGGTTCTACATTTAAAAAAGTTTACTACGACGTACCACTTGGAAGAGTGGTATCGAAGTTTGTACCAGCGGATGAATTAATTGTTCCGTACACAGCTACCTCATTAGACGATGCGGAAGCAGTTATTCATACCGTGAAAATTTCAGAAAACGAATTAAGAAAACAACAAGTCAATGGTTTCTATAGTGACGTTGAGTTAGGACCTCCAGGTACAGATACCAATGGAGAACTATCTAAAAAAGAACGTGAACTAGAAGGAACTAAAAAGACAGGTAAGAATGAACCTGTTTACACTTTGTTAGAGTGTCATGTTAATTTAGACTTAGAAGGTTTCGAAGATGTTGGTGAAGATGGAGAACCAACTGGAATAAAATTACCTTACCTCGTTACAGTCGATGAAGGTAGTAGAAAAGTTTTGTCTATTAGACGAAACTATGCGCCCGATGATCTAAAGAAAACTAAAATCCAATATTTTGTCCAC